AGAAGAAATTGTTGCATTTGAGGACATCCTTGAAGGCTTCAACGATGCTTTGATCCTGTCAAAGAACATCAACGTATACAACACCAACGGCGTAACGATGGAGCGCGCACGCGACACCATCTGGCGTCCACAACCTTACATCGCTCAGTCATTCGACCGCGTTGTAGGCACATCGATTGCTGGCGACGTTTCGACGATGACTCAGCTTTCGGTTCCATCGACTCTCGGTTTCAACAAGTGCTCTGCTTGGCAGATGAACGCACTGGAACTGCGTGATGCGTTGCAAGAAGGTCGCTTGGGCGATTCCGCAAAGCAAAAGCTCGCTTCGGACATCAACCTTTCCGTTATGGATTTGGCTGCTGCTCAAGGTACGCTTGTTGTTGACGTAGCTACCGCCGCTGGCGATTATGATGACATCGCGCTTTGCGACAGCATCATGAACGAACAGGGTGTTATGGCTGGTGATCGTTACCTTGCTTTGTCGAGCCGCGATTACAACGGCATGGCTGGCAACTTGGCAGTAGCGACTCGTTCGTTCACTGGTAACAAGTCGGCTAACGCATATGAGCGTTCGTTCGTTGGTGAAGTCGCAAGCTTCCAGACCTATAAGCTCGACTATGCTAACCGTTGTGCTGCTAACGCTGCAACTCCAACGATTGCTACCAATGGCGCACAGGTTCGTTACGTTCCTAAAGCCACTGTAAACAACGTTGGCGGCATCTTGAACGTAGACAACCGCTATCAGACCGTCACTGTGTCCACCACAGTTGGCACTGTTGCTGGTGATGCGTTCACGATCGATGGCATTGAAGCTGTTCACCACATCACGAAGCGTTCGACTGGCGAACTCAAGACGTTCCGCGTCATTGAAGTTGTAGACGGCACTTCGATGATTATCAGCCCTCCAATCATCGGTGCTAACTCAACGCCAACTGACGCTGAACTTCAGTATCAGAACGTTGAAGTAGTAGCGACCTCGGCAACTGCTGGCATCAACTTCTTGAACGTTGCGGCTTCGAACATCAACCCATTCTGGCGCAAGGATTCGATTGAACTCCTCCCAGGCCGCTATGCTGTTCCAGATGGCGCAGGCGTTGACGTTCTTCGTGCATCGACAGATCAAGGTATCGAATTGGTCATGACCAAGAAGTTCGATCCACTGACCTTCCAGACGCTCTACACGCTGGACACACTGTATGGTGTGGTCATGACGAACCCTGAAATGGCAGGCATCCTGCTTTTCAACCAGACGTAAGTCTAATAGGAAGGGGGGGATTTGGAAGTCATCCCCCCCGACCTTCTTTAGGGAGTGAACCAATGCCATTGAAAAAAGGTTACAGCCGCGCAACCATCGGCAAGAACATCAAGATGGAAGAAAAGTCTGGTCGCCCTAAAAAGCAAGCCATCGCTATTGCGCTGAACGTTGCACGCGATGCAGCAATGAAAGCAGGGAAGCCATCGAAGGCTCCTAAGCGGAAGGCAAAGAAATGAAGATGGGCTTATACGCTAACATCAATGCGAAGCGTAAGCGCATCAAGGCGCAGAAGGCTGCTGGCAAGACACCAGAGCGCATGAAGAAGGTCGGCAGCAAAGGTGCGCCAACAAAGGCTGACTTCATCGCATCAGCAAAGACTGCAAAGCCAGTGAAAGGCAAAAAGAAGTGACTGACTTCCCAACCATAGTTTACCGCATACCTGGCCCATTTAAGAAGCCTCGTGGTGGCACATACGCTATTCGTCCCGCTGCGGACAAAGAGGCATTCGACGCATTGATCGCCAAGGGCTGGTCTGCGTCTTATGAGCAAGCCAAGGGTGGCAAGGACGCCAAAGAGATTATTGAATCTGCTGAAGCCTTTGAAGATGCCGTTGACGAAGTATCAGACGCGACCCGCGATGAGCTTGAGGCGAAGGCTAAAGAATTAAAGGTATCGTTTAATGCGCGAACTTCTGATAAGAAGCTAGCTGAACGCATTGCGGAAAAACTGGAGGATTGATTGTGGGCTATACAAAGCGCCAGTTCGTGACGTCAGCCTTTGAAGAAATAGGCTTGGCAGATTACGTCTTTGACCTTCAGCCTGAACAGCTTGAGGCCGCTTTGCGCCGTTTAGATTCCATGATTGCTGAATGGAACGCTGCTGGCATCCGCCTTGGATACGCAATGCCAAGCAGCCCACAGGACAGCGACCTTGATACAGAAACCAATGTGCCTGACAGCGCATGGGAAGCTATCATCACAAACCTAGCCATTCGTATTGCCCCAGGGTACGGCAAGGCCGTATCTCCTGACACCAAGGTATCGGCTAAGGGCGCTTACAATGTATTGCTGCAACGCGCAGCATTCCCGCTAGAACAACAGCTTCCTGATACAATGCCACTAGGACAGGGCAATAAACCTTGGCGCTGGGATAACCCATTCGTCAATCGTCCTGCCGACCCTGTAGATGCTGGGCCTGATGGCCCCCTTGATTGGAGTTAAACCATGCCTACCATTAACCAGCTTCCGACTGTAACTCAGGTCTCCGGTGGGGATCAGTTGCCGTTGTTCGTAACCAACCAAGGTGACGCTCGTCGTTGCTCTGTTACGACCCTTATCGAATACATTCAGGTAAACTTCGGCGCTGTTACCTGTATGTCAGTTCAGACAACACCTGTGCGCTTCGACCAGTTGCCGAATGCTGTTGGTAATGCGGGTGCGCGTGCATTCATCACAAACTGCAACACGACCACATTCAACGCTGCCGCTGCTGGTGGTGGTTCAAGCCAAGTCCCAGTGTTCAGCAACGGCACTAGCTGGTTTGTGGGCTAATTCTAATTCATTAGGGGAACTTTGAGATGATTATTCAACCAGGTCTAACTCAGACCATCACAGATGTAATTGTTCCTGCTGGTCAATATATCAGCATTGGCAATGTAGGCAACGATGCCACAACCGTTTCGCTTGAGCCACTCGGCCCATTGAGCTACGAATATTACACTGAAATTGCTTCGCTTTCTAACAGCGCAGAGATGTTTGGCCCGTACCCTGTTGATCGCACTGTGCGTATCACCAGCGGCCTTCAGTCAACAGCGCAATATGACGTAGGCGCTCAACCAACGCTGCGTGACTTCCCACCTTTGACAATCGGTAGCCTTGAGCCTGTTAGCCTTGTCGAGCCAGCCGCTACCTTTGTAACGCTTACCTATGACGATGATGCGGGTGACGTAAAGCTGGTAAGTGCTGGCGTTCATGGCCTTACAAACGCAGTATCGCAAGGCTACAACAGGCCGTGGGCATCCATCCCCTACGACACCTTCATCAAGAAGTGGCGCAAGGCGAAGGCTGACGCAGGGCTGGAGAAGGACAAGCAGGTTGTCCCGCACATCCTCAGGCACACCTGCGCCACCCGTCTCGGCAAGGGCAACCTCGATCCTCTGCGCCTCCAGCAATGGATGGGTCACTCCTCCCTGGACATGACTCGGCGCTACACGCACCTCGGGGTCAACGAGTTGAGAAAAGGTATTGACCTACTAGAGGCGTAGTGCCATTTGCAGTGACACGGTTGGCACTGTTCACATCTAAACCAACCGAAATTATCTAACGATTTCAAGCGATGGGGCGTCGCCAAGCGGTAAGGCAGTGGATTTTGATTCCGGGTTAAGTCCGGTTCGCGATGTCCCGAAGGGGCTTACTTTTCAACGGGTTAGCCCCTTCTAATTTGTGGATATGTTTCACTTGTGTTGTCACCTCAGAAGTGTATGGGAATTTTCGACGTAAGCAATTTCAAGACAAGAAAGGCATTTCTAAGATGATCACTTCTAAGTTAGACGCTCGGACTATTGAGCTTTCCATTCAGAAGTTCAACACGGCTGCAATCGTAGACGAATTTGGACCTGACATAGAATGGTTTGTACATGCTCTGCCTGAGCGCCTCGCATACCAACTTGGCATGACACTCCGCACTCCCGCACAGGTGCTACAGGACAACAGCGTTGTCGCGGAATGGCCTCTAACCTGGTGGGACCACATCAAAGCTCGGCTGGGATGGAAGCACCAGACCAAGCAGCTTCGGATGAAAGAGGTGGTGACGTTCCCTGACTACGCCCCTCCCAGACACGGAGACCGGATGCGGCTGTATGTCATGCCGTCCATCTCTGTTGGAATGGCTTAACTTCAACGGTTTAGCCCCTTTTTACCACCGTAAGGATTACACTTGTGGAGTCACTACGCTGGTGCTAGGCATTTGAGCGAGACAGATCGGGGGTAGACAAACTCAAACCCCACCAATAGAAGCCCACCCCGGTAAACTCATTTATATATAGGTATACAGAGGCTAACATGGATACTACTCTAATTGATACTCAACGTGAACTGGAGAAAGCCTCTTATGACGATGCAAAGATTCGTCAACATGCTGACAAGCCCAAGCGCACACCATCGCATCCGAAGAAGTCACACGTTGTGGTAGCTAAGGAAGGCGACAAGGTTAAGACGATTCGTTTCGGGCAGCAGGGCGTAATGGGTTCACCCGCCAGCAAAGGCGAAAGCGAATCCAACAAGAAGCGCCGCGCATCATTCAAGGCTAGACACGCAAAGAACATAGCTAAGGGTAAAATGAGCGCGGCGTTTTGGTCGAATAAGGTTAAGTGGAAATGACGCAGATTCCAATCCTTAGTGGCATCTACACGGACAATGGGCCGGACTTTCGCACGTCTTATCCTGTCAACATGATTCCAGTGCCGAAGAATAACGGCATAAGTCAGGGCTTCTTGCGTCCCGCTGATGGCTTGGTATCTAATGGCACTGGCCCTGGCATTGATCGTGGTGGTATTAACTGGAATGGCGTCTGCTATCGCGTGATGGGTTCTAAGCTCGTCGTAGTGTCCAGCACAGGCGTTGTGACGGTGATTGGTGATGTTGGTAACAACGGTCAGCTAGTTACGATGGATTACAGCTTTGACCGCCTAGCTATCGCGTCGAATGAAGACCTGTTTTACTGGTCACCTAGCCTTGGCCTTGTTCAAGTCACCGACCCTGACCTTGGCATCGTTCTGGACGTGGTTTGGGTAGATGGTTACTTCATGACCACTGACGGCGAGTTTCTTATTGTTACGGAACTAAGCGACCCGACGCAGGTTAATCCGCTAAAGTATGGTTCGTCCGAAATTGACCCTGACCCTGTTGTCGCACTGCTCAAGCTACGCAATGAGATTTACGCGCTCAACCGCCACACGATTGAAGTCTTTGACAACGTAGGCGGTGACCTATTCCCGTTTCAACGTATCGAAGGCGCACAGATTGAAAAGGGCGTTGTCGGCACTCATGCTTGCTGCGTGTTCCTTGAAAACATCGCATTCCTTGGTAGCGGCTTTAACGAAGCGCCAGGGATTTATCTTGGCGGCAATGCTAAATCGAATAAAATCAGCACGCAAGAGATAGACCAAATCCTACTTCAGTTTACCGAAGCCGAATTGTCTACGGTCAAGCTGGAGGCGCGTAACGATAAGGCTCATGAGCATCTGTATATTCACTTGCCCGATCGCACGATTGTATTTGACGCATCAGCAACGCAGGACTTGGGCCAGCCAGTTTGGTTTACTCTGACAAGCAGCTTAGTAGATTTCTCGAAGTATCGCGCACAGAACCTTGTGTATTGCTATGACAAGTGGCTGGTGGGCGACCCAACAAATACATCTGTAGGCTACATGGTTAGCAACATCTCAAGCCATTATGGGCAAAAGGTACGCTGGGAGTTTGGCACGACGATTGTTTACAACGAAGGTCGTGGGGCAATCATTCAGAACCTTGAGCTGGTGGGCCTAACTGGTTCAGCCGCTTATGGTATCGACCCAACAATAAACACTAGCTACACCATAGACGGGCAGACCTACAGCCAGCAGAAGTTTATCAATGCTGGCAAGACGGGGCAACGCGCAAAGCGCTTGGTATGGTTCCAGCAGGGTTGGATGCGTAACTGGCGTATACAGCGATTCCAAGGCACGTCAGACGCGCATATGTCATTTGCTAGGCTAGAGGCACAAATAGAGCCATTGGCTTACTAATGGTTCAGAGGCTCAACCTTACCCGCGATCAGCTTGCATCGTTTCTGCAAGACCATGAGCAGATCAAGCAGTTTGAACGGCTATTTCAAGTGGTCAGCGATGAGGTGGCTCCCTTTAGCGTTACGGAAGCCACCATCTTGGCTGGCGACGCAGTGGCATCCGCAAATCAAGCATTAGCTTCTGTTGAGGTAATGAAGTCTGTACTGGAGTATCTTGACCGAGCGCCAGCAGCGGCATCGCAAGAGCAGATTGCAGCGTTGCAGGAACAGATTACGGCATTGCAACAGATGCCACCACCTAAGCAGCATCGCACACCTCGCTACGGTTCGTTTTACGATACGACAACGCAGACCGCCGCCGTTATCAACACGGCGTATCCAATGACCTTTAACACAACAGATTTGTCGTTTGGCGTGACTAGAGGCAGTCCGACTTCGCGCATCTTTGTGGATCGGCCCAATATCTATAACGTGCAGTTTTCGGCGCAGGTGCATAAGACATCAGGCGGCGTTGGGCTTGTATATGTATGGTTACGAAAGAACGGCACAAACGTGCCTGACAGCACTGGACAAATCCGCATCCAAGGCAATGACGGAGAAACGCTTGCCGCGTGGAACTACGTCATCCAGTTGAACGCTGGCGACTACATTGAGTTGATGTGGGAAGTAGACGATACATCCGTGGAGTTGCTTGCAGAGGCGGCAACAGGTATACACCCATCAATCCCGTCGGTTATCTTAACAGTGACTGACAATATAAGTTCTATGGAGACTTGATATGGCTGTTTCAACAAGGGTTCTGATCCCCGCAAAGACTGCAGAGAACACGCAGACAACGCAATACACTGCGACGAACGTCACGACGGTCATCGACAAGTTCACCGCGACTAATTACACCGCAACTGCTGCAACAATCAGCGTCAACCTTGTGGCAGTGTCTGGCAGCGCAGGAAATGACAACCTTATCGTCAAGACCAAGACGCTTCAGCCATCGGAGACCTACACGTTTCCTGAGCTAGTCGGTCAGGTAATTGCGGCTGGCGGGTTTATTTCAACTATTGCGGGAACAGCGACAGCCATTAACATCCGCGCATCAGGTCGGGAAATAGCATAATGAAAAAGCCAATGATGATTATTGAAGGCTTTGCTGGTCTGCGTGAGAGCGAACCATTCATCACCACCGCTGAGAACAAGAAGAACACCAAGATGGTCATTGATGACTGGATGCTTGGCCCTGAGAATCCCAGTAACGAGCGAGATGCAAACCCTGAATACTGGTCAGCACTAGCTAAGGCGTGGCAAGTAGATGAGGATGAAGCTCGTCGCCGTCGCTGCTCCAACTGCGAATATTTTGAAAATAGCACGCTGATGCAAGCAAAAATGGATAAGATACCTTGGAATGAATGGGATGTTGATGCTGGATTCCGTGGCTATTGCCATAAATTCAGTTTCATTTGTCATGACATGAGAGCGTGCCAAGCATTTGAGGAACGAGAGTTTGAATTTGACGATTGATTGTGATATGGTTTTGCCACAGAGCTTTTAAGAGCAGCCTGTGGCTCAATAGTAGAAAGCTTACTATGCTTAAAAGCGGAACGCCTGAATACTGGTTACGTCGGAACTTTGCGGAAGCATTAGCTTTGCCCGAAGATGCCGTTGAGTGGCTCATTGACCTATGGCAAGTTGTTCAGCTTTTTGATGACATTGTTGATGGCGACAAGATTGATCGCGACGATGCTGACATGGCAATCTGGGCGGCATTGGTAGGATTGCCGTCGAATCCGTTCTATCAAGTTAACGCTTTAGTATTGCTGCCGCTCGTTAGCACTGCAATCCTGAAGTGGAAGGCGTCTGATACGGTTGAGCTAGCTGGAAATGCGTGCGCCACTAGCTTTGTTTGGCGTGCTGGGTATTATGATATTGTCCTTGCTACAGTGCAGTTGGTTCACGGCACGCAAGCAGCAATGGAAATAGGTCACGTTGTCTTAAAACTTTATGGCGAAAGCCTTGATGAATATATGAAGGAAATGTCTGATGCCTGATCCAGTCTCAGCACTTATTGTTGGTGGCACATCTTTAGCAAGCAGTGCTATGGGTTCTAAAGCGGCAAAGAGCGCTGGGCAGCTACAGTATGATGCTAGCCAAGCTGGTGTCGCTGAAACAAGGGCCGCTCGTGAAGAAATGCGTGGGTTATTGCAGCCGTATGTAGCTGCTGGTGGCCCTGCTCTTCAGGCGCAGATGGCAGCCTTAGGTCTTGCTGGCCCAGAAGCGCAGCAAGAATATGTTGCAGGCCAAGAGCAAAGCCCAATGTTTCAATCTTTGGCGCGGCAGCAAGAGGAAGCTCTTTTGCAGAACGCATCGGCAACTGGTGGGCTTCGTGGCGGAAATATTCAGGGCGCACTAGCCCAGTTCCGTCCTCAATTGTTGAATCAGTTTCTTGAGCAACAGT